CGGTCGGCTTGTCGTTCTTCGATTCGCACTTCGGCGCCGGCAGCGCTGGTGTAGCAGCTGGTGCGCCGCCAGCGGCCTGGGCCTGCTCGATGAGCGAGCGCTTCGGCGCGTGCCAGGTCAGCAGCGCGGTGCCGAAGTCGGCGTCGAACTCGGCCGGCGAGGCGACGAGCGACAGCGGCTGCGGCAGGTTGGCCTTGGCCTTAGTGTCGAACGGCACCGGCGTTACGTTGACGCGCAGCTGCTCGTCGCCCTCGGCGGCGATGGTGATCATCAGCGTCGCCTTCTTCGCGAGCTCATGCAGGGAGGTGAACATAGGTGGTTCCTCTTCGGTTGGTGGGTGCCCAAGTGGGCGCTGGTTAATCGTTGTCGTTGGCCTGGCGCTTCTTCACGTCGACCTGGTCGCGGCGCTTCATGTGGCGGCGTGCGACCGCTCGCAGCACCACGCGCAGCGCCGGGTTCTTCAGCATCTCGTCGATCGGCGCCGTGACGCGCAACATGCGGTGGGCGATCTCAAGCGAAGCGCGGTCGGGTTCGGTGCGCACCATGGTTAGCCGCCTACGAAACTGGCCGGATTGGCGGCCATATACGCGCGCCAGATTTCATTGCCTTCGTCACGACCGGCGAAGAAGGCATCGGCCTCGGCGGTGCCTGGCTTGAAGGGGCAGAGTGGGCGGTGGCCGTCGACCCGGAAATCGAGCAGCCAGCGCACGCCACGCATGTACGCATCGCTTCGCGGGGTACGTGGGCGGTCGAAGGCGCCCCGCATCAGTTCGTCGACGAGGATGCTCATCAGCGCACCCCGGCGACGACGGTGATGCCGTAGGCCTGGTCGCCCAGAACCTCAGCCGTCAGGATGGCGGCGGCCGTGCTCGACACGGCGAGGGCGCTGAAAGTAATGCACACGGTGGCAGTGCGCACGGTGATGAGGAAGGGCTTCATGCGGGGTCTCCAGTTCGCTGCTCGGCAGGTGCCGAAGTCATCTCGTTTCAACTAACTACAACCACAGGTTACAGCAAGTTCAGCTGTAGTGCAAATAAAAGTTGTAATTAAGCGCGGAGGCGTTGAGCCGACCTAAACTGACAGGTCGCCTGGACGGAAAAAAGCCCCGGCTGGCGGGGCATGGGGTGGGCGGAGCAACAGCTATCTGCGCATCGACAGCTTGAGTGGCGTTACTTAGGTGCGTGCGCTGCGCTTACTTCAAGGCGAAAGCTGCGTCTTTCATGTCGTGGAGGGACTGTTTGGCGCAATTCTTATTCCATGCCTTCGGCGTGGTGCTGATGGCGCCTTTCGCATAGACTACATGTTCAAAGTTCATCCCGCCAAATCCATTTCTTCCCCGGTAAGTTACGCACACGACGGTGCCATCGTCGTTGGAAAGTACCTGATCCCACTTCAGAGAATCGGGATCTCGCATGCTCGTTTTGATCAGGGCCAGGACGCGAGCGGTCGCTTGAAAACGGTCATCAGATAACGTTCGTTCTTTTACGGGCGCCGGCGCCGGTTGAGTCCGATCTGGCGTCATAGCGGGCGTGGAAGGTGTCGACGGCAGGATGCTGGTGAGCACGTACCCGCCAAGGATCAGCCCTGCGATGACTGGCAAGCGACCTATAGGCTGTTTCGGTTTCGCTCCACATTTCGGGCAAGCGGCTGCATCTGTACTAACTTGTTGTCCACATTCTCTGCATGGAACTAGTGCCATTTTGATCTCGTAACTGGGCGGCATCGAGGCGTGCCGTGGCGCCTAAAACGGTAGCGGCTCGTCTTTCTCGGCTGGTAGCACACTCAGGTCGAGTTCGTGCAGCGTGAGTTGCTCGAGCTGCAGTAGGGCCAGTAGCGTGTGAGTCTGGAAGGGGGCGTAGGCGTCGAAACCGTTCCTCTCAACGGATACGAGCATGATCGGCTCCAATGGAAAGTGCTTTTGCAGCCGGGCCAATAGTTGATCTCCAGGGCCTGGCTGAAGCCACTGTGAATCGACAATCGCGACTCGGACCGGCGCGCCATGCGGAGAGAAAGATGTGGTCTTTAGCTTCACACACTGGGCCTGAACGCTGATTTCGGAATATGGCCCAGCACCAGGTGGAGCGCAGTGACCTCCTCAATGTCTACAATGATGTTGGGGAAATCCTTGTTCACCGATTCGAAACATGCTTGGTCGTCCCGCTTCCACAGCAGCCGTTTGATCATCCGCCGGCCATCTTCCAGGAGTACGATCACCTCGTCGCTTGGGAAAACATCTGCACACGGATCCACGCCCACAAACTCCCCTGGAAGGTACCGAGGGCTCATGCTCTCGCCGCGCACGCGCAACGCGTAGGCCTCAAGACACGACGTGTACCACACCATGTAGCCCTCCGGATGCTCTGGAGGAAAATCATCGATGTGGAGCAACCCGTCTGCGCCAGCCTGAACGCGGCCTGCAACAGGGATAAGTCGAGGGGTTGCCAGGATTGCCGGGGCGTCTTCAAGTTCCGGCAGCGCCTCCATGGCTGACCGCGACTTCTGCGGCACAGTTGCATCAACGCCGAACTTTAACGCTGCCGGCGTTACGCCTAAAAACTCCGCCGCCAGTTCGAGATTCTTCCCACGAGGCTCCGAGCCGCCGGATATCCATTTTTGAACAGCCTGAGGTGTCACGCCTACGAAGCGGGCCATCTCGGATTGGTTGCCGCCGTTCTTCGCTGCCAACAGGGTTTCAATTCGATTTGCCATAGTTTCCATTTAGCCATCTTACAAGCGCAGGTTGTAATACGCACTGCAAATTTCAGTTGTAGCAGAGACCGCTTTACTGTAACCTCCGGTTGTAGACAACAACTAAGGCAGGAACATGGAAACCGGAATTGCAAAAGCTATTCGTCTTGCGGGTAGTCAAACCGCGCTGGGCAATATGGTAGGGCTTACGCCTCAGGCCATCCAGAAGTGGGCCGCCCAAGGCTTTGTCCCAGGTGATCGCTGCCGGGAAGTTGAAACCAAGCTCGGCGGTCAAGTCACCCGTTATGAGCTTAACCCAGCGGTATTTGGCGAGCCACCGGCAGTCGAAGTCAAGCCACAGTAACAGTGCATCAAGGAAATAGCATGCGGAACAATCCACACAAGACCCGAATCGCGATGTACCGCGAGTGCGTAGAGGAGTGGCGCAAGCGCGCGGGATGGAGCCGGGAAACCGTCTGTCAGATGATCGTCGAGGCGCACGAACGAATCGATGGCCCAGCCACCACCGGCATCCGCTTCGAGCCGCCCACCACCGACACCTACGAGCGCCAGAAGGTGAATGCTGAGCGTATCTTCCGTTGGCTGGACGACGTCACCAAGGACAGGAACTTGCTGCCGGCGAACTTCGAGGCTTCCATCGAAGAGGCCATGCCGACCGACATCTACCTGAAGTTCGAGAACATGCGCCTGGCGCGCAAGGGCGTCGAGCTGCGCCTCATCGAAACCGAGCCGCGCCCAGTCCTGGACGTGACGCCGCACCTGCGCAGCATGGTAAAGGAAGCGGCCGAGGCGACGACTTCGTTGTTGAACATCGGACCGGAGTCGACCGTCGAGCAGCTGAAGGCGGCCTGCCGCGAGCTGCAGGAAGCCGAAGACTCGGCCGCCGGCGCGAAGCGTGACATCCAGTGCGAGATCGCGCGCCGAAATGAGGCGGGCGAGCAATGAGGTCCCAGGACAAAAGAGTGCCGATCGCACAGCTGCCCATGGCCATCGAGCATGTATTGGCAGGAGGGCCTCGCACCATCGGCGAGATCGCCCGCGAGCTGGGCTATTCCGTCGTCGCCGTGCGTGCGCGGCTGGAGCAGCTGGAGATCGACGAGCGTGCCCATCGCGTCAGGACGCCCATCAATGCCTGGGCCGGCTATGCCTACATGTGGCATCTCGGCGCCGCTGCCGGTGCTGAGGCCTTGCCTTGCGCCGTGCATGCACAGACGCGGCCAACCTTGGCGGAGCACGGCGTCGTGCCGTGCCAGTCGACGGTGCGCACATACCCGGCCATCAACCGTCGTGACCCGCTAGTGGCGGCGCTGTTCGGGCCGGCGCGCCAGGCGGCGGCATGAAGCCCGCCGACATGAGCGCGCTCCCGGCGCCATTCACGCCGATCGGCTGCGACCTGCGCGACTTCGCCTTCATGCCCCTCGACGTCGTGCGCCTGCGCGACAGCGACCTGGCTGTAGCCGCGGAGGCGGACGAGTTCCGCTGCGCGGTGTTGCTCTGGTGCGCCTCGTGGCACCAGGTGCCGGCCGCCAGCTTGCCGGACGACGACAAGATCCTCGCCCAGTACGCGGGTTACGGCCGCGTGGTGAAAGAGTGGCAGAAGGTCCGTGCCGGCGCGCTGCGCGGCTGGGTCAAATGTTCCGACGGCCGCCTCTACCACGCGGTCGTCAGCGAGAAGGCGAACGAGGCCTGGCTGGCGAAGTTGCGACAGCGCCTCAAGACCGAATGCGCGCGCATCAAGAAGCACAACGAGCGCCATGGGACAAAGCTGCCTTTCCCTGAGTTCGATGCGTGGATGGAGGCCGGCTGTCCCGTGGGACAACCGCTATTTGTCCCTAGCGACAAGCCCGATCAGTCGCCGGGACAAACTCCTTTTGTCCCCTCGGGATTGCCGCAAGATGAAGCGGGACAGGCTGCTGTTGTCGCTGGCGAAACGCCTTCCAAGGGACAGGGAGAGGGACAGGGACATATAGATAATTCCCCCAAACCCCCTGGCGGGGGCTCTCTGCCGGCAGGCCGAAAGACAGGGGCGATCGCGCTGCAGACCTTTCTGGAAGCCTGCGTCGAGAGGGGCGAGCGCCCGCTGCGCGATTACACGCCGCTGTGGCGCTACGCCACCGAGGCCGGCTTGCCGCAGGACTTCATTGCCCTGGCCTGGGTTGAATTCCGGCGCCGGTTCCTGCCGGGCGGGACCGGCGATGCCAAGCGCTACAAGGACTGGCGCCAGGCCTTCCGCAAGTACGTCGAGGGCAACTACCTGAAGCTGTGGGCGATCGACGCCAACGGTGCGTACTTCCTGACCACCCTGGGCAAACAGGCCCAAAAGATCTTCGAATCGAAAGAGGCTGCATGACCAACGACATCAAACCGCCACCACACAGCATTGAGGCGGAGCAGGGCGTCATCGGCGCGCTGCTGCGCGACAACGACGCGGTCGACCGCATTGGCGACCTGCGCGCCGAACACTTCTACCTGGGCGACCATGCCACGATTTTTCGCGAGCTCATGCGCCACCTGGCCGCCGGCCGCAGCTGCGACGTGATCTCGCTGGGCGACGCGCTGGCAGGCAAGGTGAACAACTGCCTGCCTTACCTGAACTCGATGGAGCAGAGCGTGGTTTCGGCGGCGCGCGTCGGCCGGCACGCGGCGATCGTCCGCGACAAGGCGATCAAGCGGGGGCTGATCCAGTTCGGCCGGACCGTGGCGGACGCGGCGACCAATTCGCCAGAGGATTCCACCTCCATCGTCGACAAGGCCTCGTCCGAGCTGGAGAAGCTGGCCTTGGCGCGCACGCGCGCCGAGCCGGCCCTGGCCGCCGACGAACTGACGGCACACATCGAGGAAATCCAGCGCCGCATGGACGGCACCGTCAAGGCGATCTCGACCGGCTTCCCGGCCGTCGACGACAAGCTCAATGGCGGAATCCGCCGCGGCGAACTGATCGTGTTGGCCGCGCGCCCCAAGATGGGCAAGACCGCGTTCGCGCTCAACGTCGCCTGCAACGCCGCCGTCGATCACTCGGTGCTGGTCCTGTCGATGGAAATGCCGAAGTCCCAGCTGCACGACCGCAACCTGGCGACCTTGGGAAAGATCCCGCTCGAGCACCTGCTCAAGCCCGAGATGATGAACGACACCGACTGGGCCGGCCTGACCCATGCCATGGTGAAGATCGGCGGGATGAAGCTGCATCAGGACGACCAGCCAGGCCTGCGCCTGATCGACGTCCGCATGAAGGCGAAGAGCGTGAAGCGCAAGCACGGCCTCGACCTGCTGGTGGTCGACTACTTGCAGCTGATGGAAGGCGATGGCGACAACCGCAATGCCCAGATCGAGGGGATCACGCGCGGGTTGAAGACGCTGGCCAAGGAACTGGACATGGGCCTCATCCTGCTGTCGCAGCTGAACCGCAAGCTTGAGGAACGGCCGAACAAGCGCCCGATCCCGTCTGACTTGCGCGACTCGGGCTCGATCGAGCAGGACGCGGACGCCGTGGTCTTCCTCTACCGCGACGAGGTCTACAACCCGGACAGCCCCGAAATCGGCGTGTGCGAAGTTGACGTCGCCCTATGCCGCCAGGGCAAGCCGGGCCGGGTCGGTCTCGCGTACATCGGCGAGCAGGTGCGCTTCGAAACCCTGGCGCGCGGGTGGCAACCGGCGAAGGCGCCGGACCGCCGCAGCAACCGCGGACTGGCGGCCCACCTATGAGCGCGAACCTTTTCAAGAAGGGCCGCATCTGGCATTTCCGTTTCCAGGTCGGCGGCGCGCGCGTGCAGCGCAGCACCCGCCTCACGAGCAAGGGCAAGGCCGAGGAGCTCGCCCAGCGCGAGTACGCCGCGGCGATCGTGCGCGCGAACGGCGGCGAGCCGGTGCCGACCCTGGCCGAGCTGGCGGACGCCTGGCTTGTCGTGCACAGCCCGGTGGCCAGCGCAGCGCACATCCGCAGCGTGGACACGTTTCGGCGCCTGCACATGTACGAGCTGGCCGAGAAGCCGATCGGCGACATCACGACCAAGGACGTCGAGCTGGCGCGCGTGGAACACCTGAAGACCCACGCGCCATCGAGCGCGAACCACTGGCTCCGGATCCTGAAGCTGTTGACGATGTGGGCGGTCAAGCGCGACATCCTGCCGGCGGCGCCCTGGCGCGTGAAGATGCTGAAGGTGCAGAAGCGGCCGCGCGCCTTCCTGCCGGTCGACGTGGCCAAGACCTGGTTCGATGCCGTCGACGAGGCCACGCGGCGTTCGCCCAGCGTCGGCACGGCAGTGCGCCTGATGTTCGGCCTGGGCCTGCGCGAGAGCGAGGCCGCGTCGGCGCGCTGGGAATGGATGGACTGGGAGCGCTCGACGTACACGCCCGGGATCACGAAGGGCAGGGAGGCCGACCCGGTCCCGATGCCGGCGTGGCTGCGCGAGCACCTCGAGCCGCTGCGCCAGGTGGAAGGCCTCATCGTGACCAAGCCGAACGGGCAGGGCTTCGCGCCCGGATTCGCGCGCCAGGCCATGCGCCAGGCAAACCGGGCGTGCTCGGTGAAGGGCATCACGCCCCACCGCCTGCGCGGCACGTTCGCGACGCTGCTGTCCGAAGCCGGGGTGCCGATCCAGACGATCCAGCGCGTCATGCGCCACAAGAGCCATGCGACCACGATGGGCTACCTGGAGAACAACCTCGGCACGGCAGCCAAAGCAGCCGATGTGATTGGTGAAAAAGCGGGATTCGGTGGCGCGAAAGTGGCACGCGCATTGGCAGAAAGCCTGTAAATCCAAGCGATGCAGATTATCAACAGTCATCGGTAACAGCTTGACCGGCACCTCGATGAGACGGCAAGCCGCGCGCCGACCAGCGCGGCAGACAGAAAGGAAACACGATGAGCACCACGACGAACGACACCAACCTGATCCAGGAGGCACCGTTGCAGCGCGATGCCCAGGGCTGGTGGACCCATCCAGGGATTCCCGACTTCGGCGAGGACCACCAGCGCTGGTACAACTGGATCTCCGCCCAGCTGCTGGAAATCAAGTACACGATGCTGGACGACGAGCCGGACGACCACCCGGTGTGGCGCGCCTACTTCGAAGGCGAGAACACCGACATCTCCGCATGGGAGGTCAGGCCGCCGCCGGGCACCGGCTGGTTCGTCCTATCGATCCACGACACCGAAGACGGCCCGGCCTGGGTGTGGGGGCGCCGGATTGGCCAAGACTGGGGGATTAATGCGCAGCCAGAACCCTGACCACATCTGTGGTCTGTGCGACGAATTCGATGTTGACCAGGCCGCCCCTGAATGCGCGAAGCAGGGGATGGGCCGCTGTCTGGTGCGCGATGCGAGCGGGCCGCTGCACCTGCATGTCGATTGGAGCGATGGCGGCTGCGTATCGTTCCGGCTCGACCGCCCGAACCTGCGGCGGAAGCGCCAGTTCGTCGAGGTGCAGCGTCGCGCGCGCGACAATAACACCGACACTACAGAAATAGTTGAATGACGCGCGGAAATTTCTGGACGGCATTAGCTAACATAACGGCTTACTCAACAGGAGAAAGCCATGGCCCTCACAGCGACGTTCGGCACCCTTGCACCACCTACTTTGCGCCGTGTCCGCCGCGAGGAAGTGGCAAAGCCTGCATTCAATAAGCCCGACCCGTATGCGCTGCTGATGGCGTGCTGGGTCGACTACATGCGCGCGGATGACCGCGACCTCGGAGCCGGCGGTATGAAGCTGGCTACCGACGCCGCGGCCGACTACAACGTGCACGACAGCCAGCGCGCAGCCGACCTCAAGATCGGCGAGGCTGTCAACGCGATGGTCGATAGTCTCTCGTCGCTGCACCGCTGGGCGATCTGCACCAGCCAGCGTATCTCGAAGGGATGGCGGTTCCCGAATGCCAACTACACGACCACGCTGCAAGAGGCGCGCGCTGAGCTGGAAGATAAGTTGAAGAAACACATTGCAACCCGGCTATATTTTTTGTAGAGTAGCGCCACTGGGTGTTTTTGCACGTCCAGAGAAAAGCAAAGCCCGCCACCTCGGCGGGCTTTGTCGTTTACGTCTCTATATAGATTGACCGTGATCTGGCGTTGGCCAGAGCAGACGAGCGCACCCCAGGCGCGCCACGTCGCCGGACGCTGTCACCGGCAAAAATCTCCCCTCCAGATGATCCATCTGGTTTCGCCGCCCGATGCGCATACGCAGGGCGGCTTTTTTTATTCCCGAGGTGCACATGAGCGTTGAGTCCGAGATTACCTGGTTGCGCTTTATGGTGCAGATCGTTCGCGAACAAACTGTGATTGCGAGCGCATCGTGAGGCCTCTTGCCGAGCAGTACCGTGACCGGGTCATCCGCATAGTGGTGGCCGACCGGCCGGCCATGAGTTACCCGGTGAACCAGCCGCCCGCACTCGAAGATCTGTGCAACCTGTTGGCCGACTGCGCTGAGGCGAAGCAGCTGCTGCGCGCCAAGGGCTGGGGCCAGGGCGGAATGACCGTGTTGGAGATTGCGCAGCTACTGCCTTGCGCGCCGCAGCGGCCAGCAAGGAAGAAGAAGCGCCGCTGATGGTCTGGGGGACGAAGAGCCGGCACGAACGCGGTTACGGCGCCGCCTGGGTGAAGCTGCGTATCAGGATCATGGAGCGCGATTGCGGGCTGTGCCAGGTATGCAAGAAGCGCGGGCGGGTCTCCACCGCGTACGCGGTCGACCACATCGTGAGCAAGGCCAACGCAGCCCGCCTGAACTGGACGCCAGAGCAGATCGACGCTGAGAGCAACCTTCAGGCGATCTGCCGGCCATGCCACGACGAGAAGACCGAGGTCGAGCAGGGCAAGCGGAAGCGGCCGCGCACCGTGATCGGGGCCGACGGCTGGCCCGTCCAGGCCTGAGGGGAGGGGGGGTATCAAAAGTCCCCAGGCCTATCCCCTAGGGACCGTCCGAGTACATTCCTTTTTACACCCGCGTTTTGAAACTTTTTTTCCCGGAGTAACAAATGGCCGGCAGGCGACCCACCCCGACCGCGCTGAAGCTGGTCACGGGTAACGCCGGCAAGCGCGCGATCAACAAGAAAGAACCGAAGCCACGCACCAAAGCGCCCACCTGTCCGTCGCACCTCGACGCCAAGTCGAAGCTGGTCTGGAAGAAGTTATCCACACTGCTGCGCGGCATGGGGGTGCTCACGGAAGCGGACGGCCTGGCGCTCGAGCGACTGGTCGACTGCTACGCCGACATCCTGGCGTGCCGCGAGCTGATCGAGCGCGATGGCCGGACGTACACGACGATCGACCAGAACAGCAACACCCTCATCAAGAACAACCCCGCGGTGAACCAGCTGCGCGCGGCTGACGCCCAGTTCAAGAGCTACCTGGTCGAATTCGGCCTGACGCCGGCTGCCCGCACGAAAGTCACAGTGGAGCTGCCGGATGGCGACAAAAAGAAAGACCCGCTCGCCGGCTACTTCTGACGACCCGGTCACCGAGTACGCGCAGGCAGTCGTCGACGGCACGCGCATTGCTGGCCCACACGTGCGCGCCCAGTGTGCGCGCCACCTCGCCGACATCGCCGAGGGCGGCAAGCGCGGCCTGGTCTGGGACCTGGCGGAAGCGAAGAAGGCGATCGGCTTCTACCGCGACATCCTGAAGCTGAACGGCGGCGACTTCGAAGGCCTTCCGTTCGAGCTACTGCCCTGGCAGCAGTTTGTCGTCGGCAGCATCTTCGGGTGGAAGGGCGCCGACGGATACCGCCGCTTCCGCGTGGTCTACGTGGAGACGGCGAAAGGCAGCGGCAAGTCGCCGCTGGCCGCCGGCGTCGGCATGAAGGGTCTGGTCGCTGACGGTGAGGCGCGCGCCGAAATCTACTCGGCGGCGACGAAGAAGGACCAAGCGATGATCCTGTTCCGAGATGCGACGGCGATGTTCGACCAGTCGCCGGAACTGGAGAAGCGTCTCGTCAAGAGCGGCACCGGCGAGAAGGCCTGGAACCTGGCCTATTTGCAGACCGGCTCATTCTTCCGGCCCATCAGCAGCGACGACGGCCAGTCGGGCCCGCGCCCGCACATCGCGCTCGTCGACGAGTACCACGAGCACAAGACTGCGACCGTCCTGGAAATGCTGCGCGCCGGTACGAAGAGCCGGCGCCAGGCGCTGATCTTCATCATCACAAACGCCGGCGCGAGCCGCAAGTCGCCGTGCTGGAACTCGCACGAGTACGGCGCGAAGGTCGCCTCCGGCGAGCTGGTCGACGACGCCTTCTTCCCGTTCATCTGCTCGCTCGACGAAGGGGACGACCCGTTCGCCGACGAGTCGTGCTGGCCAAAGGCAAACCCCAGCCTGCAGGACGCGAACCTGCCGGGCTACAAGTACTTGCGCGAGCAGGTGACCGAGGCGAAAGGCATGCCCTCGAAAGAGGCCATCGTCCGACGCCTGAACTTCTGCCAGTGGACCGATGCCGAGGCGCCCTGGATCAGCCACGAGATCTGGACCGCCGCGAAGCTCGACTACGACGTAGAGCAACTGCGCGGTCGGCGCGCGATTGCGGCGATGGACCTCGCGAGCACCACCGACTTGACCGGCCTGGTGTACCTGGTGGAGCCGGTGGAAGCGGGTGAGCCCTGGAAGCTGGTGCCCTATGCCTGGCTGCCGGACGCTGACCTGCAGCGGCGCGCCGACCAGGACCGTGTCCCGTACGTCCAGTGGAAGGCGGAAGGCTTCCTCGACACGACGCCGGGCCGCGCGATCAGCAAACGGATCATCCTGCAGAAGCTATCCGGCATGTGCGACTTCTTCGAGGTCATCACCTGCGCGTACGACCGCTGGCGGATGGCCGACCTGATCCAGATGGCGGCCGACGACGGCATCAGCCTGCCGCCGATGAAGGAATTCGGCCAGGGCTACAAGGACATGAGCCCGGCCATCGAGCAGTTCGAAACGATGCTGCTCAACGGCGAGCTGGCGCACAACGGCCACAAGGTGCTGACCATGTGCGCCGGTAACGCGGTGACCGACTCGGACGCTGCCGGCAACCGGAAGCTCGACAAGGCGAAGGCCACCGGCCGCATCGACTTGATCATCGCAGCGGTGATGGCGGCCGGCCTGGTGAACACCCTGGAGGTGCCGACCGAATCGGCTTATCAAAGCCGCGGCATTCTAATGTTTTGAGGAATACATGGAACTATTCGACGCACTGAGCGCCACCGCGCACTGGCGTGGGGCGTCGCTGGGGCAGAGCTCCGAGGAAGCATCGGCGCATCTCCATTCGCGCGGCACCGGCGTGCTTGCATCCGCCGCTTCCGGCATGAGCGACTTCATTCGCGGCGGTGGCGACTCGAACGGCAGCGAAAGGGTGACGCCTGAGAACTCGCTCAAGAACATGGCGATCCTGCGTTGCGTCAGCCTGATCTCTGAATCGATCGGCATGCTGCCCCTGAACCTGATGGAGCGTGGCGAGGCCAAAGCCCATGCCATCGGGCACCCGCTCTACAAGGTGCTGAAGCAGCGCCCGAATGAATTCCAGGGCGCCTACAAGTTCAAGAGCACCATGCAGCTGCGTGCGCTGATCCACGGCAACGCCTATGCCCGCGTCATCTGGCGCGGCAACTCGGTGGTCCGCCTGATCCCGCTCGACTCGAAAAAGGTCGAGCCGAAGATGAACGACGACTTCACCGTTCGCTACGAATACCAAACGCCTGGCGGCGGCAAGGTCACGCTGAAGGCACGCGACATCCTGCACATCGCGGACTTGGCCGATGACGAGTATGGCCTGGTCGGCATGTCGCGCGTAAAGAAGGCGGAGGAATCGATCAGTCTTGCCTTCCAGGCCGAGAAGGCAGCAGGCCGCCTCTTCAAGAACGGTGTCCTGGCTGGCGGCGCTCTGTCCTACCCGAAAAAGCTCGACGAGCAGCAGATCAAGAACATCCGTGAAAGCTTGGAGGAGCGCTATGCCGGCACGCAAAACGCGCACAAGTGGATGGTTCTCGAGGACGGGATCAAAGCCGAGAAGTGGGTGAACAGCGCCCAGGACTCGCAGCTTCACGAAAGCCGGAACCACCAGACCGAGGAAATCGCCCGCGCGTTCGGCGTGCCGCGACCACTGCTGATGATGGACGACACCTCGTGGGGTAGCGGCATCGAGCAGTTGGGCATCTTCTTCATCGCCTATGGCCTGCAGCACTGGTTCGAGATCTGGGAGGACGCGATCGAGAACACGCTGCTGAGCGAGCAGGAGCGCGACAGCCTCGAAGTGAAGTTCAACCCCCATGCCTTGATGCGCGGCACGCTTAAGGACCAGTCCGAATTCTTCGCCAAGGCGCTCGGGTCGGGCGGAAGCCAGCCCTACATGACGGGCAACGAGGTGCGTGACAAGCTCGACATGCCAAGGTCCGACGAACCCGCAGCCGACTCGCTGCAAAGCCCTATCACGAGGAATACGAATGTCCCTGCTCCAACTACCTGAAATCAAGGCTGACGCCCGCATCGGCGCGGCGCAGTTCGACATGCGCCCGGACGCGCTCGAGCGCTGGGAGCCGGGCGTGTGCGCCGCGGTCGAAGACGCCGCCTCGGTCTCGATCTACGAACAGATCGGCGCATCCTGGGATGGCTCTGGCTTCACCGCCAGTCGCATGGGCGCCATCCTGCGCAACATCGGCGCGCGCGACGTGACGGTGAACGTGAACTCGCCAGGCGGCGACTTCTTCGAAGGCGTGGCCATCTACAACCTGCTCCGGCAGCACAAGGCGAAGGTCACTATCCAGGTGATGGGTCTGGCCGCATCGGCCGCATCGGTGATTGCCATGGCCGGCGACGAGATCCTGATGGGCGACGGCGCGTTCCTGATGATCCACAACGCCTGGGCTGTCGCCGTCGGAAACCGCCACGACATGCTGGCCGCGTCCGAGCAGCTGGCGCCGTTCGACCAGGCCATGGCCGAGGTCTACGCGGCGCGCTCCGGCAAATCGGTCGAAGAGGCCGCCGAGATGATGGACAAGGAAACCTGGATCGGCGCCGCCCAGGCGGTGAAGGACGGCTTCGCAACGGGCATGGTCGACCGTTCGAACATCACACAAGACACGAAAGCGCAGGGGAACAAGAAGTACCTGGCGCTGGTAGAGGCATCGATGGCGCGCGCGGGGCACTCCCGCTCGGTGCGCCGCGATGCCTTGAAATCCCTATTTTCTGGCACGCCGGGCGCTGCTGAAAATAATGCCACGCCGAGCGCTGGCCAAGACGTAGCAGCATCCCTGCAGTCCCTCCTGAACAATTTGAAAGGCACCCAATGAAAAACCAATCCATGGCGCTCATGCTGATCGCCTCCGCTCTGGCCGCCAACGCACAAGCCGGCGTCACCCGTGGCATCGTCAACGTCCGCGCCGACCTCGACATCAAGGCCACCGTCGAAGCACTGAACAAGGCGTTCGCCGACTTCAAGGCCGAGCACACCAAACACCTGGACGACGTCAAGAAAGGCCAGGCCGATGCGCTGCAAGCGCTGAAGGTGGACGCGATCAACGCGAACATCAGCGAACTGCAGGCCGCCGTCGATGCAGCCACCACCAAGATGGCTGCGATGGAAATGGGCGTCGGCGGCGCTCGCCCGGTGAAGGATAAGGAATACAGCGACTCGTTCCAGGCCCACATCCGCCGCGGCGACGTCCAGGCCGCGCTGAACAAAGGCACTGCGGCCGAGGGCGGCTATACCGTCCCGATCGAATGGGATCGCACCATCACCGACAAGCTGGTCATCATCTCACCGATGCGTGAGCTGTGCACCGTCCAGTCGGTCGGCGGCGCCGGCTACTCGAAGCTGATCAACATGCGTGGCACCGGCAGCGGCTGGGTCGGCGAAGTCGCTGCCCGTCCGGAAACCAACACGCCGCAGTTCGCCACCCAAGCCTACGGCTGGGGCGAGCTGTACGCGAACCCGAGCGCGACCCAGGGCATGCTGGACGACAGCGAGCTGGACCTGGAGCAGTGGCTGGCCGGCGAAGTGGACACCGAATTTTCCTACCAGGAGAACAAGGCGTTCGTCAGCGGCGACGGCACCAACAAGCCGCGCGGCCTGCTGACCTACGCCGCTGGTGGCACGAACCTGCATCCGCTCGGTGGCATTGCCACCATCGCATCGGGCGCCGTCGGCGGCATCACCGGCGATGCAATCATGGACCTGATCTACTCGCTCCCTTCGGCGTTCACGAACCAGGCCCGCTTCGCTCTGAACCGCAACTCGCATCTCAAGGTTCGCAAGCTGAAGGATGGCCAGGGCAACTACCTGTGGCAGCCGTCGCTGGTCGCTGGCCAGCCTGCAACCCTGGGCGGCTACGGCCTGGCCGAGGTGCCGGACATGCCGGACGTGGCGACCAATGCGCTGTCGATCGCCTTCGGCGACTTCAAGCGCGCGTACAAGATCCTGGATCGGATCGGCGTGCGCGTTCTGCGCGACCCGTTCACCAACAAGCCGTACATCAGCTTCTACACCACGAAGCGCGTGGGCGGCGGCCTGGAGAACCCGGAGTGCATGAAGTTCATGAAGATCGGCTGATCGAAAAGTGAACCCACAAAAGGCCCGGTAGATACCTGGCCTTTTCCTTTTGGAGAATCCGATGAAATTCACGAAACCATTCCAGGGTGTGCCCGACGGCGCGATTTACCCGGTGCACTACCAGGCGGGGGATGAGTGTCCGCCTGAACTGATGGCCTCGGCGGCCGCGCTCGAATCGATCGCGAAGGTCGAAGAGCTCGCGGCAGCTGACGTCGTGGTACCTCAGGCCGCTGACATGGAGCAGCCACAAAAACAAGCCGACGAACTCGCGCCTGCACCAGTCATGCCGGCCGCGAAGCCAGGCAGGAGAAAGTAAGCCGATGGGCATCGGGCCCGCCACCACCGCCCTCATCGCCAATCTGCGCGAGTGGGCGGCCGACCCGGGCGCCTGGTGCTACCCGGTAAAGACAACCCGCGGCCGGGCCGTGATCTTCCCAGAAGACGTGGTCGGCTGCACCGATGAGCAGCTGGTCGCATTGATCTGCGCGCGGCTGAACGAAAATAAGTAGAGGACCACATGGCCATTACCGCCGCATTCCCCAACCAGGCAAAGCTCGATGCACTGCAGTCGTCCTGCCCGCCGGGCAACACGTACAAGTGCGCCCTGTATGCAAGTTCGGCCACGCTGAACGCGGGCACCGCGACGTATTCGGCCGCGGGGGAAGTGACCGGCACCGGCTACACGGCGGGCGGCGCAACCCTCAGCGGCTACGCTGCGGCGCTTGACGGAACGACCGCCATCCTCGACTTCGCCGATCCATCGTGGTCGAACTCGACGATCACGGCGCGAGGGTGCGTGATCTATGACGCCACCAATGGAAATAAGGTCAAGGCAGTCCTGGACTTCGGTGCCGATATCACCTCGACTAACGGTACATTCACCGTGAATTTGCCCGCGCCGGCAGCGGCGACCGCGGTTATTCGCATCGCGTAAGGGCGCTCGCATGAGGCGACTATACCGCTGTACCGTGATCGGTAGCGGCGCTGGCGATGACGCCTACCGCCCGAAGGTTGCTGATTACAGCATCGCGTGGCAGGTCGCCATCGAGTTCCTTCCCGGTGCTGCCGTGGTCGATGTAGAGGTCACGGCCGATGCAGCGACGCACGACCTTATCGCTCGCGACCCAGACATTGTGGCGCTCCCATGACGCAAACCCTGTTTGTAAACGAGCCATTTAACGGCACCCCGGGCGACGCGCTGGGTGCGGCCAGCCCTGGATGGCAGAAGGTGCCGGGGGTAACGGGCGACGCCTTTATTACCTCAGGCGGCGACCGGCTACGGTTCTCTGGCTCCACGCTCTACTACCTGAGCAGCGCGCCGGCGCCAGGGCCCGATTATTCGGCGACGATCGACCTGTACATTGCATCGACGACCAGCGGTCCTGGCGTGGGTGTCGCCGTTCGACTTGCCGGCAACGCGCAGACCTACTATCTCGCCCGCCTTCTGATCGGCACCGGGATCCAGCTCTATCGAGTCCTCGGCGGCACGTCGACGCTGCTTGGAAGTGCGCCCTACAGTGCAGTCGCCGGGGCGATGCTGCGACTCCGCCTGGATGCCAGCGGATCGGCGCTTAACGTCTATGTGGACGATGCGCCCACCCCGGTGATCTCCGCGATCGACACCGCGATTCCGGATGCGGGCTATGTTGGCATCCGTTCGATCAACGCGGCATCGCAGCTTCTGATCGAGAGCTTGACGGCGACGAGTGAATCGGCTGCTGGGGTTGTAACGAATGGATTCGCCGCGCCAAATGGCGCCGCCAGTGTCGGCCAGGTTGGCGCGCCGGCCGCAAGCGGGAGTGCTGCAGCGTCACCGGAAGGTGTCGGCGCTGCTGCATCGGCGGGCATGGCCACGACTTCAGCCGGCGCCCGCGCGGCAGCCGCCGGCG